TTATCTTCGCACCACAAGATCACTTCTACGGCTTTGTCGTATTCCTCTTTGACTTTTTCAAAGGTCTGTAAGGAAGCGGCATAATCGGAGTGCTCTGGCTGTCTTGCAGGAGCAGAAGTCTTTGCAGACTCCAATTCTGATTGCAATCTAGCTAGAGTTGCCTTTTGCGTGTCCAGTTCAGCTTGAGCGGCTTTCTTTGCAGCAACTAACTTGTTGATGCGCTTCTGCACGCCCCTGCTTAACGAACTTTCATCAGCTTCAGGCTGATCGGATTCTTCCTCGGATTGATCGTCCACCTCATTAGAGGCAACGATTTCCTCAGAATCATCCTGTTGCTTCTCTAGAGCGGAAGCAGGCTGCTCCTCCTCGTTAAGGAAGCTATCAATAAGGCCTTTTAAGCCTTGCTGATCTAAACCGAGTTTATTCGCAACGGAGTTATTTCCTTCCTCTTGAGCCGTAGACTCAAGCTGTGTGCTATCTTCATTCATGCAATTTAGGTTGCAAGTCCCTTCTTTTAATCATTCCAGTAACGCTGGAAAGCCCGTTATTAGCGTTATGCCAAATCTTCTTCAGATGTCAATCCATTTATTCTTTTAGCGTCTTGTCTTAAAGTTATAAGTAATGATAAAATCATGTTAACTCCATCAGCTTGTCCGCAGGCATGGACTCTATCTTCGCCTTTAACTTGTGAACTAATTGCTTGCATCCAAAGTGTTTCTTGAGATTGCTGAATCACATTCAACACTTCAGTCCAAACATTATTAGTACCAATAAATCCAAATGCTGTGCGTTGGTTTTCAGTAATCATTATCCAGGTTGTTGTTGAATTGGGCTAACACCAATACGGCCAACTTGAGCATTTTGTTGCTGCATGACCGACATCTGCAAGCTCTTAACGTAATTCTGGAACAACGCTTGGAAGTTTGGATCAGCTTGCAACGCTTTCTGGGCAATAACATTCTGTTGCATTACCTGTTGTGCGTACTGAAGCTTAGATTGAGCAGTAGGATCGTTTTCTTGATATAACGCCTCATTCCCCAGCATCATCATGCCAATGTCAGTTTGCACATCCTTGTACATCTTCTGAGATGCCTGCGCCTGATTCATAATCAACTCATTAGCCATCTCCGGCGCAATAGCTTGAATCATCATCTCTGTTAAACGATTGCGGTTAAGCACACCGCCTGCATCCATCTGCGCTATCTGGCTAAGGAACTGAATCTTCTGCGCGATGTATTCTTTATCCATGTTCATCACGTCAAACCTGATGCTAAGATCAAATTCATCGTGAATTGCGGATAGATTCTGCGGCAATGATCCTCCAGTAATGCGCTGTATTTCCTCAGGACTCATGTACTGGCAACAAAGAGAGAACATCTGCCGGAACACGTTTCTCCATGTCATTAGCCATGAATTGATCAACGCTTGCTGAAGCAACTGCGTCTTTTGGGGTGGGACTGCGGCATTTATTGTACCAAAGTACGCCGCATGACTAGCCTCAACGCGATTGATGAGGTTAAAAGCCACCGTGGGTTCCCGTGCCGGCGGATCCATGAACGTGTAATCGTTCTGGTTTGTCACGGGAAGAGCCACACCTGGGCCAATCTTGTTGATTGAGCCAATGCGCTTGACCACTTTGATCGGTGGAAGCGTCGAGAATGCAGTATGATCCCGAATAGAGTCATGTTGCGCCTTGATTTCATCCTGATCTGTGGATGCCAATTCTGGGATACCACGACAATCTACAACGGCTCTACGCAACTGTTCGCGGCGGAACTCCACAAATGGATACTCACCATGCGCGTAGTCAAGCCGCTCGTGAATAGCCCAAGAAGAGTCATCTTCAGTGCGATTAGATGCTGCTTGAGGACAGATTACAGTAAAGAAAATGGCCGGAGCATCGCCATCCATACTCTTGGTGTAGCAATACACAACTTCCACCATGTTGGTGTAGTTAATGCCGTTGTACACAAGCATGTTTGTGGTTGGTAGCAGGTTGATGTTGTAGAATGTGCTACTCTTGCCAATGCACTGCAATGCACGCTCAACCCAATCAGGATTCCAGTTGTCTGTGGTGATCTTTTCACGCAATTCAACTTCAGACATCCAGGTTCTGCGAAAGATAACGCGAGCACGTTGAAGATCAGCCGCCTCTGGGGGGAAGATGATCTCATCCCAAGGTTTTAACGCTACAATCTCTGGTAAATTCTTGGAAACATACTCTTCATCATACGATGTTTGACCTGTTTCAGCCAATTCCCGAACCATTCGCTTAGCGTCCGTCTGAGTAATGTCCGGCTTAACCGCTTGAATAATGTCAGCAGCTTGATCTGGAGCTTGCATGATTAGCTGCGGCAACTCCATTAACGTCTGGCTTCCAGACTGCTGGGCAAGCTGCATAATCTCATCCATAGAGATTGGCTGAGAGCGAACGCTAATGTGCTGCTGCCATCCTACAAAGAATGCGCTCCATCCGTACTGAAGAGCGTACTGAGCCCCTAGTTCAGCCTCCTTGCTCAACTGCTGCGGCATTTTAGAGTCTCTAATCCAATGCAATAGCGTTGTGGCAATGCTACTCATCGTCATATCAGTCAAATCGGTTCCAGTAGATCGAATGTCTGCTTTCTGGAACGCGCTAACTAAAAGGGCTGTAAGTTCGTTACAACTAGAATCAATTAAACGATTGCGAACATCGGAAGCTCCTTCAAAAGGCCATGCCGGATTGCCTTCTGGACGGGATTCACTGTGTTTTTTGCCATCATCAGTTTGGCCTGACCATCTAGAAAATCGAATGTTATCAAATTTAGTAACCAGGTTACCTTGGCTAGAATTAACCATTGACCGCTGATATTCATTCAACAGATCCCCAACATGAGGCTTAACTGAAGCGATTGCTAGTGGATCTGTTTTAGAATTGGGCATACGTAATCATTTAATAAGTTCCACACTTAGCGGCAGATTGCCAGTGCTTTTTCCACTTTTCGCTATTAGTGTGTTTAGGCTGCATTATCACAAGATAACCCAGCGCGTCAATCGGATCTTTAGAAGCACCCTTCTGTCCATCTGCTCCTGTCCATTCTCGCATGGAGTAAATCAAGTTCTGACAGTCCACATGCACCATTAACCTTGGATGATTTGCTTCACTGTCCAATGGCTTCTCTCTATCATAACACAACAAATCGTTAATAATAAGAACTCGTTCATCAACTGACACCGCTACAGCAGGAGTAAAATACAATGGATCAGTGGCATCCAATAGCAGATCAAGTAGAGTCAAACCACCTTCCTTGCTCACAGACTCTGTCCCAGCACTCCGAGGATCAATGTATCTTTCAGCAATATCCTCACGTTTGTCAGCATGAGTCTCCAAGTCCCAGATTAGCTCTGTGTACTCGTTCACTCCCTTGCCCGCTCCTTGACGCTGGGCTGGGCCAGGTTTGCCATCAGCCTTTTCACTGGGTACGGCCCACTCTCCGTAACTTTGGTCAGGAAACTCTCGATACACCCAGATAGTGCCATAATCATCTACCCTAGCCCAAAGCATAAACCAATTACGTGCTCCAGCTGGATCTGCAACCATGTAGTTTGTACCTTCTGGCGCAACATCCGTAACTTTATCATGGAAGATGTTTACGTCTCCAAACATGGGAAACTGACTGCCAGCCGTTTGTTCCGCCCAACCATAGGCACGAATTTTGATGTCATGCGTGCTTCTGGTTTTCAGCGTCTGCTTCATGCGCTCCCAGTTGTTGTAGGGATTGAGCTTTGAATGAAACCAGATACAACCATGTTTTCCATATACGCTCTCAGCGGTATATGGCATGTGTCCTTTTGGCACACCAATGACGTTGTTGTTTGGCAACAGCTCGGACTCTTTCCAAGTCTTAATCTTGCTGGTTGAGATAAACTCCTTAACTGTCTGCGTGTATCCCAAGATGGGCGTAAAAGTGACGATCAATTTCCCGTTTCTTGTTACCAAGCGATACCGCAACGTCTCTAGCCAATCGGACGGCACCAATTCATCGCACCACACAAAGTCTACCTCACCACCTTCCACAACCTTAATGTCTTGGCTGTAATTCAAGAACCAGATCTGGTTTCCCTGATAAACCGCAGTGTTATCCGAGAGCCCGTTCTTCTGCGTCCAACTGAGCTGCGTATGCTTGCTCCTCTTGGCTTCCTTTAGCTCCTTGGGCAGATACTTTTGAAACACGTTCTGCTGCATACTCACGCTTGTCATGTGGGTTGTATGCAAACACCAGATGTTGATGCCGCGCTTCTTTGCCTTCTCCTGCACCCACGCCGGCATATTGCCGGACAAGTCTGTTCCCACAAACGCTTGCGCTATCCTCTTGGCAGCAAACTCAGTCTTACCCGCTCGGTTCCCCCCAAGAATAAGTAGTTCGTTGTGCGTGTTCAGGATGTTGTCAGCGTCAGGCCACGCCTGCAACTCTGTCCCATATCGGTACGGATCATCCTGCTCAACCTTGATCCTGTTCTCCCTAAGCAAGAACAAGCGCATCGTTTCTTCTGGCCCAACATTGTGGATCATTGCCAACCTCTGCTCTGTCGTAGGAGCTTGCATTAGAGGATGTTCCTGCAAGGGAAATCTGAGCAGTTTTTCTATCAATTTTTCGTTCTGAACTGTTGACATGGTAGTTGTTTTTCTGTACTTTTCTCTCGCAGGCCAATTATAGGTCTGCCGTGTATGCACTGAGATAACACCTGAAAGACGGACTCACTGCTGAAGACAATAGTTCTGGGGATTCCTCTTACCCCAGATTAAAAATGGTTGGCGTTCAAGAGCTAACTAGTACTACACAGTCGTCCACGATAGAGACTAAAGCCTGGTTGAAT